ACTCTTATATCGATTACGTCGCCATTTGTCATAGTAAACTGCCAATCTGGCGGCAATCCAATCCGTTTTATTTGTCTAAGTTTAATCATAAAAAAAACCTCACTTTCTTTTTGTTAATCATAATCAATCCAATCAAAGTATTCAGCAATATGCTTAAACTTAAAACCTAAATTTCCATCAGAACAAACAGCTTCCTCCCAATCAAGTGTATCTAAATATTCTTTTGTTTGATCAAAAGAATTTTCTTCAGAAACGGGTACATGAACTTCATACTCAATTGTTTTGTTCACTCGAACACTAATAACTTTCATTTTTTCCTCCATAAAAAACCTCATGTATACGCTTTTATGCGATTATATAGGAGCAATCAAGTTAAAAACGCTATCCCAAGCAAATTTCTTTTCACAAGAAAAAACAGCCTTAGTTTTAAGGCCATTGCTTTTTAGCTCAATCGCCTGTTTCGCATGATACAAAAACAAGAACGGCGCAGTCTCAGGCTTGGCTTGTTTCTTTACCAGTATCCAAGAACTGGAGCTTTTATGCCTAGTTAACCACGCTACTTGATGCGGGCTTAAATTAACGGCGTTAGCTTTACAAAACTTTAACTCGACGAAATGAAACAAACCCAACTCATCACAAATCAAAAGGTCGGGTATACCTTGCCCCGCCCAGTTCTCAATTCGAGTTAGTATCAGCTTCCGATGTTTGGAGTTCTTCACCGCCGTCTTCAACTGTTGATAGAAGCCCGCTTCCGTCTTCATCTTGATCGGGAGTGATATCGATGGCATTGCCATAAGTATCCTTTAAATCCTGTAGAGCTTTCAAAACATCGTCTTTGCTCATGCTGTCTATGCTGCCATGTCTAATCTCAGACTTCGAAACATATATATCACCTTGCGCCATTCCTCGACGGTACTCAGCTTGAACAGCAGCAGAGTATGCGCCGTTCTCCAAAGCAACATCTCGAATCTTTTGTAGATCTCTAACGTGCCGTTGATAAGTAACTCCAAACTTAGCATCAAGCTCATCTCGAAATTCTCTAATCGCTTTGCAAACGTGTGGACTGATATACGGGTTGGTCATTTGACTGGCTCGAACGGGAGCAGACTTTTTAGAATAGCCTGCCCGCTCAGCAGCTTCCATGCCAGTGATAGTTCCGTCGTTTGCCACAAGTTCCTTTACAAAGATCTCTTGCATCCTTGTGAGCGGCGAATTTTCATTCACACGCTTTCGACCTCTAAGCTCATCAGGATTTTGTTTATTGTACTTTTTGGCAGTAGGCTTTTTCTTTTGCCTGATTACCAAACCTCTTGGTATTACTGGTTCTTGTTTTGACATATCCCCGACCAAAACTATTTCGCTATAAATTTCTTATAAACGTAACTTTTATATATATACCAGAAAAAAATAAAAAAAATAAAAAAACAATTTAGCCCCTTATAACGCAAATCTTGATTTAAGCTGTCTAGGGTACACCACCGTTTGTCATGGTGTAACCACTTATGTAACCGCATATCTACTATATAAAGAAGGGGTTTGAAGGCCCAAGTTACACGGTTACACGGGTTACGCCTATTTTTAACAAAAAATATTTTTTTTTATTTTCAGATCTATATATATATAACGTAACTTTAATAAGAAAAACCCCACACAATGGCGGGGTTCTCTTGTTACATATCGAAACCCATATCTTTACAATACGTGGTCCGTGCTTCGCGGGCCGTGCGTTCATGTTCGCAGTCTTTGCAGAGTGCAAGACCGCCATATGGATTTGTATTACCGCACTTGGCTTTTACTTCGATGTAATCGAAACCTTTCGGGTAATAGTAGGTTACGCGGTTATTACACATTTTTATGTTCCTTATGATACATGCCGAGGTAATGAGCATCGACGCCCACGGGTCTTCCATATTGAATTTCATATGAAGCTCGTGCATGTCGGGGAACAAAGTAGATAGCAAAAGAATGGTCTTGCTTTGCCATCCATTTAAAAACTTTGTTGAAATTAACATCTGTTTTCCATTCGTACAGATTACTTCCTAAGAAATGATATTCGATTTCTTCTGGATTTTTTTTGTCAAATTCATCAACGTCATAAGATGGTTCAAAAATAATTTTAGTCATTTAAGATTTCCTCATAAAATTAATCTGACATAATCGGGCGGTGGCCCTAGTCGGGTTTGAGGATTAACGATGTCAAATAGCGTAAGTCCAAAAAGAGAATTACCTTTTGGCTTACTTTAAGTATAGGAATGTATGCGATATTGTAAAGGTTGACCTTACGTCAACTTGCAAAAAAAGCTGATTTCAACCTAAACCGTTGCTTAAATGCAACACTCATATTCAAGTATTCATATATTCAAATGTTTAAAACTTCGGATCGAACAGTTCGCCATTTTTGAGTTTTTGTTTAAGCTCCGTGAGCCGCGACCCAAGGTCTATAAGTCTTGTATCGTTGAGGCCATTTTCCCAGATAATATCGTCGTAGGATTTCTGTAATTTCTTCACTTCTTCGGTAACGTCTGTAAGGCGCGGGTCGTCGTTCATATTTGTATTCCATTGGTTCGTAGCTTTCTGACAAATTCTTTAAGTTCGTTGCGGGCTTGGTTTAAGTCCCGCTCTATGTTGGGTCGAGCGTCGTATCGATAGCGTTCGGTTTCGAGGTTATCGACTTGCTGTTTAAGAAATCTGTATTCGAATTTATGTGCGGGACTTAGTGTTTCGTCACCCATTATGGTCTTTCTCCTCATCCAAGGCTTCTTTTTCCCAAGGGGGTTTGGACAGGCTTACATTCTCTTTATCGAATACAGCCATTCGCCGTTTATAGCCCATCCATTCTTTTTGGGCTTCTGTCCATCTTTCGTTCGTTCTGTCTTTCATGGTCGTTCCCTTGGTTTGATTAATTTATTGGAGGCAACCTGAGTGCCTTTACAACTTATCATAACGGTATCGTGGTGTTTTTCCATGATATTGTACATTGCGTCTTTGGAGTAGCTACAGGCGTCATAGCTTGGAAAGACGATATTATGGGTTACTTGTTCACCTTGGACAAAGTAACTGAGCACCATGAACGTGAAGTATTTTATCATTGTTTCTTTCTCCCCTTTTTCCTTGGCGGATCTATTGGCGGTAAGTCTGCCACAAATGCGTCAGGGTCGTTGCGTTTTATGCGGGCATTGACGCCTATATTATGGTTGAGTTCTCGCAAAAACTCGTCAGCTTTAGCTTCGCCATCCCGAATCTCTTGAACGCGGTCAGCCACATAATAAATACAAATTCTATCGTCGATCATTATACGTCCTTTCGTGGTAGGTGATAATTCTTTTTGACACCGAATGCGGGGTGTCCCGCTTCGTATCCGTGAATATATTGTTCGTAACGGTTGCGGATGGTGCTCCAGTACGCCGCTGTCCAATGTTTTTCAGCTTTCCGTGAATAACCGCGACGGAAGTGTAGCGGCAAACGAGCGCCTGTCCCTTCTTCGTGTTCTTTTGATTTAACGGGTTCGTCTACATTCCATGTGACGATGTTCCATGCGTCAGGTATAAAATTACCCAAAGACTTTTTAAGTTTGTCTTTGTGGAACTGGTGTACCTTTTGTCGGGTCGGCACAACTAGTCGAGGCGTATTAATGGTTTGCAGCATACCGCAAACTATTCTCAGGCCTTTGTCCATAACGTCCTTTTCTGCTCCCGACATTTTTATATAATCAAGTCCGTGATCAAAAACACAGTCTCCGTTTAAAGCAACACATACTTGCCCGACGTGATGAGGCACAAGCATATATTCCCCGACTATAAAGTTATCGCGATCAAATTCTGCAACACTGTAAATATTATAATGGCGTCGATAGTATTCTTCATCATTTGAATCAGCGCCGCCTAACACGGGAATGCAATAAAAGAACAGTTCATAATTTACCCCAGAACTGTCCACATAAAGCCCTACATTGTCAGCGGGCAATACTGCATCGGTAGATGGCGGCACGTCTTCATCTGGATACATTTCTTCAACATTGTCAAAAACGTAATCGAATATGATGGAGCAATCAAAAAACTGCATGTTTCGAGCTATGACGTTTGCAAGGTCTGAAGAGTGATTATGATCTATAGGAAACTCTAAATTAAACTCTCGATTTGCTCCTCGCCACATAAGCACAAGATCTCGAATGTAGGAGGTCATGCCTTTTCTCTTGCTACTCATCTTCATCCTCCACTAATCCAGTGCCACCGCACTCTTCACACTCCACACGTCTGGTATCCAAATACCCTACGTCTCTGTCAAAGCCTTGTGGTCGAGCAATCTCCGCCTCAACCCATCCAACTCCGTCGCAGTCTTCGCAAACCTTGTGGCTTGGCTCTCTGTTGTAAAACACCTTATCAAAGATATCGCTCAACATAATCTGGATTGGATCTACTTTGTGCATTCTTTGCCCTTCCTTGAAAAATAAATACGTTCTGCCAGATCACACACTTGCTTAGTTACGTCTTCGCCGTCCCAAGTGGTTTCCATGTCCGTGTGTCCAAAGTCTTCGTTGTGATCGATCATTTCTAGAATTGCTTTTAATAGAGATGAAGCTTCGATGAGGAACGGCTCAATTCCGTTCTCTGTTTCAAACCACCCTTCAAGTTCAGGCATCTTCATCGTCCCCCTCTTCGATTGGTTCCCAACACTCGTCATCACCGTTGACGTACCGACCTTCAAACATGCCGCCCTCGTCTTGGTAGTCGGCATCTACTTTGATACCTAGCTCAACGAGATGGCTCCAAACCGGAATCGGTGGTGACCACGCTGTCCAACAGTTAAAAGCAAACTCTCCCTCGCAATCATCTTCAAGAGGGTTGCCAATGTCTGTAAATCCCTCATCCATTATTTCGACGTTACATACGTCCCACTTAGTACCCCAGTTATCGCACCGCCAATCGTACCATGCGGGAGTAGAACATTGAGCCAGACCATCTGTTCCAATGTTAAGCGGGTGATGAGATGGTAATTTAATTCTAGGTTTGACAAACGTATCAAAAGGCATGGGTTTGATTAACTGACAGAACACAGGGTTTGCTAGTTCAAGGTGTTCGTAAATCTCTTTGACGATTTCCCGTGGTCCGCGAATGTGGACTTGTTGATAACAATGGTTTGGCATTTGATACTCCTCATAAGTTGCCGTTCTTGGTATCTAGCAACTGTATGGGAGTATGTCAACCCCTAGTTAATAAAATTATTTAATGAAATTCATCACTGGGGCCATCTTTGAATATTTCTTCGCCTATTTCCATCCGCATTGCGGCGTGTCCCATTGCGCCCGCAATCGTTCCATAGACTGTTTGCGGGTCTTCGGATCCAAGCATCAATCTATAAAGAACCGCGGTCAACGCTCCGCTAATCACGGCTCCCGTTGAAAACTCTTTGCCCGATAATTCTTTTATGATGTCGTCAGTAAGATTATAACTTAAAGTAAAATCTTCGTGATGTTCTGTTTTCATAATATCATTCTATGTTAAAATGTATAAATGAAAAAGCCCCAAACCGAAGTTTGAGGCCTAATCATTTTTTATGAGGTGTCCAATCCATAAGCGAGTTTATGGGACATGTCAAGCGACTTCACGATGTTTTTTGTATATTTCAAACATTAATCGCAATTGACCACTAATTGTACGCCCTTCAGCCTTAGAAATTGTTTTGATCTCCTGATATATCTCTATCGGAACCAAAACACTCTTCCATTTTTCAGTATCCATAACAAATCCCCTCTGATTATGTAGGAACATATAAGATGTTATGGGAAGTTGCAAGAAAAAAGCCGCGGTAATGGAGCTAACCGCGGCAGTTGGGAGACAGAAGCTGTGAAGCCTATTGAGCAGATCCCCAACTTGGACCTATCTCCACGTCACACAAGTTGGGTACACTTAATGGTAGCGCATTTTCCATGATCTTGGCAATATTTTTGGCTTCTGCGACATTTTTTACCGACATAGCTATCTCATCGTGTATTTGGATAAGGGGTAAATGACCGCTTTCATACAGATCCACCATGGCTTTTTTGGTCATATCGGCGGCTGAAGCTTGTATCAGGCGGTTCAATGCCTTGTAGGTGTAAGCCCTCTTTAACCTGACGGTATCACCATATGTTTTGACGGCATCTGCAAACCGCAAAGCTTTGTTCATAGCAAAACCATCTGGCTCCCAAAGCGGGAAACGGCACTTGCGTCCAAGTAAGGAGCGTAACTCACCGTTGCTGTCCTTCTCATTCAGCCTGTTCATCACGCCGTTCATCAAACCCTTCACAAACGGAACACGCGAGTGATACTGCTTGATTATGTCTTTGGCCTCGTCTGTCTCAATGCCAAGCTGATCGGCTAGTTTCGCCACGCCCATGCCGTACATCATACCAAGGTTTATGGTCTTGGCCTGTTTACGAGGGATTTGAGCCATCTCTGCAACCATTGTGTGGAAGTCAGTTTTTGGATCTGAGTTATACATGTCCACAAACTCTTCTGCACCGCGTAGCGGGCTATTTCTATTCTTGCCAAATACATGTGCATAGTGAACCAAGATCCGTGGTTCCTGTTGCGAGAAATCTATTGCGGCCCACTGGTCCCCTTCTTCCGGCAAGAACAAACCGCGGATCATTGGCCCTAACTCTGGGTCACGGGCGGGGATTTGCTGAAGGTTGGGGTTGTTCATGGAGATTCGCCCTGAAACCGTACCGCCATCGTCCGACCTAATCTGGTTAATGTGCGAGTGTATCCGACCATCGGATCTACAGTGCTTGAGTATTGTATTGATAAACGTGCCAGAGGTCTTGTTGAGGTTTCGAGCTTCAACGATTAGCTTGGGCAGTTCATGTACGTGGTCCGATAGATACGACTTTGTAAACGACGGGGCATCTTTTTCAGTCCGTGGATAAGTTAATTCTAGCTTATCAAAAGCCTTTGCTATAGACTGCGCCGCCCAGATTTCCACATTCATTCCTGTAAGCTTTTTAATGTTTTGCAGAACAGCCTTCTCGCGTTTGAGTAACTCGTCCCGTAATCTCTCTGCTTTGTCCAAATCCACACGAACGCCACGCCAAGTCATATCGATCAGGCATGGCAGTAGTCTGGTCTCTAAGTCCACGATATCCGACACGCCTTCAGTAATCATTTTGCTTTGAAAGAAGCTGTATAACTCCAGAGTAATCTCTGCATCTGCTTGTGCGTAGGGGCCGACAAACATGGCGGGCATCTTGTACATCTCTGACTTCGGGTCCAGACCAAAGGCTTGTGCCGCCTCATTAAGTAGTTTCTCTGACTTGGTTTTATCCAGATAGTCAAAGGCTAGAGCGTTTAGGCTGTAGCTGAACCTGTTTTCGTCTAGCAGAGATCCGATCAGCATGGTGTCACATATCTTACCCTTGAGATCAAAACCCATACGTCTGATCCAACCCGCATCGTATTGAGCATTGTGCATGATCTTATCAGCGGGGCATTCGAATACTTTCTTGAGCCAACGGTTGACGATCTTCTCGTCTAGATTACCGCCGCCATTGTGGCGAATGGGTATGTATCCTGACCATGTGTCGGTGGCTACTGCATAGCCAACAACTTCTCCGTCTCCAGTTGCCCATCCTGGTCCGTTTGATTTTATATGCGGATCTCTCGTTTCCACATCTATGGCAATCCGTTTGGCATCCGTTAGATCGGGTAAATCATGCGGAGGAACCCACTCGCTTTTTGGGGCGAACATGTGCATTTGTAGGGGCATTACTTTTCTCCGCCAAGCGCAGCATACCCACAGATATCAACCCAACCGTCCATGTGGTTAGACTTCATCAGTCGAGCACACTTCATTAAGATCATACAGACCGATACTTGCTCTACTGTTATCTCTGTTTTTAAAAAGACCGACCAGAGATCGGCTATGTCTTGAAAGTTTTCTTTAGCGTCGCCGTAATCTTGCGCACGGTCACCGTTAATTAATGTTTCTGCTTGCCTCAATATTTCATCACGTTTCATTATTTTTTTCCTCTGGGTAGTATACTAGGTAGAAAGAGTTACAGTGCGGGCAACTGAGGTTTGTTTCCATTACATATTCCTCAGAATCTTCGCAGTCGTGATCTCCTCCCCATATTAGTTCAGTTTTACAGTGCCAACATTTCATTGAAGCTTCTCCTCTGGATCAACAAACATATTACATTTTGTGCACATGTCTTTAGAATATTTATCCCACCAACAAGTCCATTTGTATCCGCACTCGCATTTGTAATTCCATAAAATCATAAGTCATAACTCCTGTGTGCATCTTCTGGTTCTACGATATACAAGTTTTTACGAGTTCGGGTTACGCCCACATAAAAAACTCTGTGCATATCGTCTGGGTTTATCTGCATCGCTGCGTCTGCGGCTGTAGATAAATCTGTGTAAAGCACGACATTGTCGGCCTCTCCGCCCTTCGATCCGTGGATCGTGGACACTGTTATACGGGGGATGCCATTGAACTTTTCTCCGCGTCGCAGCAAAGATGTAAGGTAGGCTCTATCTTTATCGGGTATTTTATCCAAGGCTTCGGACCAAATCATTTCTTCCTCGACTGCCAACCCGTGGTGGATCTGTAACTCAGCCAAGCTCACCATATCATTATCTTCAAGTGCGGGTAGCTTTTTAAATCCACGAGTAATTCGTTTACCTACGGACATAAAGCTGTAGATGTTTCGGGCTGTCTTCCCTGTAATTATTTTACCTTTTTGCAGGTCTGTCCACCCGTTGACGGCGTCACTTATCTTTTCGCCAATGGACCGTGAGCCGCGATAGTTAAACAGGTATCCGTTTGATCGTAGATCGGCAGACACGGGCTGTAGTTGATATCCCGCTTGCGCTAGTACAAGCCAACTGTCTTTAGACATGTCCAACTCATTTACATCTGTTATTCTAGCGTATTTCCCTGTTTCAATTCTTGGCTCATATTTCTTTGGGTATCTGTTTTTTATTCGATTAGAGATACGTTCTGCTATGCCATGCACGACAGAGGGTATTCTATAGGACTTTGATAAGGTTTCTGAGGGGCCGTCGAGTTTTATGAAGTGATCTACATCTGCCCCCGCCCAACGGTAGATGGCTTGGTCATCGTCTCCCGCGCAATACATTCGGTTGGTCTTTTGCTCTATCAGGTGGGCTATGTCCCACTGTAATGGGGATAAGTCTTGAGCCTCATCTAAAAAGCATAGATCAAACGGGGGACAGAAGCGGTGCCCGTCATCCACAAAGCTTTGCAGCATGTCCGTAAAATCATACAGACCTAAAGCGGTTTTGTATTCGTGTAGGCTCTTGGCAACAAAGTTTACTGTATTCCAATCGTCCTCTAAGGAGCTATGGTTGTATTCATCCCGCAGATCATTCTTTTTTATACGGGCTAAGTTAATCAGGCTGATGATCGGGTCATGCTTATTGAGTACGTCGGATATATCATCGTCTATGGATACGCTCCCTGATACAAGGTTAATGCCGATAGCCAAGCTTAACTCTTTGTAATTCTCAGGCTGCATGATCTGTTCGGGCTTTATGTCAGACAACGTCAGTGCAAGACTGTGCAAAGTCCTGAAGTAAAACAAATCCTTCTTTGGGTCTAGCTTGAACCGTGCCGCTGCCCGTTCTTTGGCCTCAGTGGCTGCTTTACGAGTAAACGCCAAAAACGCAATACTCAAAGGTGGAGTGCCCTCTTCAAGAGCTTTGTCCACCATATTAAGCA